CGGCACGTCCACGGTGATGACGAGCTTGCTCATCACCGGGGAAACATCCTGGGACGAGGTTTGCAATGTGACCCGAAAGTCGTATTTTTCGGCGGCGTAGTCACCGGGAATGAAGCGAGTCCAATCACCCCAGGCTCCGGACTTGTACAGCCGCATCTCGGGCAGCACGGCCACGGCTTCGGCGTAAGCGCCGTAGATGTTGTCCACGGCATAGATATCGGTGATATCGTAAATGTCGTCATGCAGGCCGGAGGCGTAGACGTCGTAATCCATCTGCACGTTGCAGAGATGGGCCGAAGACAGGGACACGATATCACCCGGCGCTATTTGATAAGTGCCGCTCTCCATGGGAGCCCCGGACAGCCACAGGTTGCCGTCGACGTTGACGGCCAGGTCGCCGGTCAGCTCCCCGGGCCAGGAGCCGGACTTCTCGTCGAGCACGGCCAGGACATTGGCCGCAGTCACACCGCCGTCCACCACGATGGCGGTTGGGTTGTCGCTGTAGGCTCCTCCGGCATAGGCCGCGATCAGGTAGGTTCCGTCCGTGCCGCCCACGGCCTTCTGCAACTCGGCGGTGCGTCCGACAAACAGCCCCGTGTCCCAGCTCGTCCCCTTGCGGATCTCGTAGGACACCGTCCGCCAGTCGACCACGGGTTCCCAGGCCAGGACGTTGTCCCGTCCGCCGCCGGTCAGTACTATCCCAGCCACATCATTGGGAGGCTGGTTCAGACCGACGATCACGATGTTTTCCATCGTCACCCATCTGGATTGCAGGCCGGTAGCGGTCAACGACCGTATACGGAATCCATAGGTGCCGTTGCGGGTGTTCTGGAAATCCCTTGATACCGTCGGGGTCGTGCCGCCCGGCTCCCACACGCCGCCAGGGCGTTTTATCTCGACCTCGTAGCGGGTGACCCTTTTGTCTTTCGGCACCACCCAGGACAAAAGCACGCCAGGGGCTACACCATCGCCGGATGTGTACAAATATTCATCTATGGTAAGGGCTGTGGGTTTCGCCAACGGACCGGTAGGATACGAGGACACCGGTTTCGGATCGAATTGAACCCCCTGTTCGACCCGGTCGAACTTGTTGGGGTCGTGTTCCAGGGCCAGGAGTTCAAACTTATGGATATCTTCGTTCCGGTTCGCAACGATTCGGAAAAGCCGCTTCTCGGCGTTGGTCGCGGAAATGACCCACATGGCCCCAAGTTGGGGCAAGGTGTCTAGCTCGTCGTTGAAGGTGAGGACGTCCGTAGCCCCCGGCGCGTTGGTCAAGACCCTGTCGGTGGTGGTGTTGTCCGGCAGTACGACCGTCAGGACATACCCCTCACCCGATTCGATGGTCACAGGAGCGTCTATGGTGATGCTGGTGCCGCCAGCGCTCTTGATCCTCCCGCCCATGCGAACCCCTGCCACGACTTCGTCGGCAATGGGGATCACCTCACCGGGGACGGCGTTGGCGTGGTCAAGGCCATTCACCCAGGATGCGATATCCGTCTCGTTCTGCTCGGTGTCGAGGGTCCATTTCCCGAGGCGATGCGCTTGGCCGCGCGAGGTGCAGCCGATGGCGACAATGTTGATAGGCTGCCAGCCGTATCGCGCGATACCCTCGACGTGCTCGACGACTTCAACGGCGGGGCGGTATGCGTCGTCGGGGTCGTTCCAAGTGACCAGGGCCACGGTGTGGCGGCTGCGCTCGCTGGTCCCCTGGTAGTTGATATCGCCGTTCTCGACGTTGGCCGCAGAAATAGGGCTCAATGTGGGTAGATTCGGGCTGTCCTGAGAAAATGCAACGGCGCCGCTCGCCCAATAGCACATTGCCCGCATGGAAGACACCAGCGAGTTGACTACATGGTACGCCTCTTCCTGCGTCTGCAAGACGATATTGAGGGTAAAACGCGGCTCCGTGCCCCCGTATCCATCCGGGACGTGGCCGTCGTTGTATTGCGCCATTTCGTAGAGAATCCATTTGTCGATGTCAGCCAGCCCGAGCCCGTAACGGTCATTGCTCAAGACATCGCGGACGATCCAGGCCGGATTATTCGTCCAGGCTACCTTGAACGTCCCATCCCATATCCCGTCATAGGCACGCGCTTGCGGGTCGTAGTTGCTCGGGACCTCAACCTTGATGCCGTAGACCTCAAAGGAAACAGTCGGCACGGAATTGCCGAAGAGTTCGGCGTCCACGGTCAGGCAAATGACCGCCGTGTCGGGATAGGTGAGTTTGGCGTCGATTATCTCGGTGACGGCCTGCCAGGTCACCGCGTCCTTTATGTAGGCCGAATCGGTGTCTTCGGTCGTCCTGCGGACCCTGATATCCCATGACGCCCATCCTCTCGGCTTTTCGATCCTGTAGGACCTTTCGTAGGCCGATGTTGCCTTGCCATCGTAGGTGTCGCTCCTGGTGGCGACCCACTCCCCCCCCCCGGCCTCGCGAATGTCGATGGCGATGCCTACCCTGGCCGTTCCAATCCATCCGCTGCTGGCGTTCTGCGACAACAGCCCTTCAGACAGCCGAATACGTACCCGCGCCGCGTCGGCCTCGCTGTTCGTGACGCTTCGGACAACCGGATTATCGTAGTCCACCAGGGCGGCGACTTCGGTTTCGTTCTCTATTTCAGGGAATCCAGGGATATAATCCTGATCCGGCGTACCATGCCGGATTTCCCAGGATACGCCTTCAAAAGTATAGGTCCCATCGGACGCCATAAGGGGCGTATCACCGAAAAATATGGATTTTGCGCCGTCGACAAGCCCGCCGATCTCCCCTTCGCTCAAGATGCCGACAGCCCTGGTAACCGATTTACTGCGGAGCGTGTTGTCTTTCTCCCGACCCGTTCCGCCGCCTTCGGCTTCTATGTCCTCGACAGACGTGCCGCTTGATATAAGCGTCCACCCTGTGCGGTGCTTGCCGTAAACCATATTGACGGGACCGCCCTGCTCGCTGGTGTTCCGCGCACCATTGAACAGGAATGAAGGCTGGTCTTCTGGGTTTTCCCTGCTCGCATAGCCGGAGGAGAGTTTCGGCGTAGGACTCAACATCTCCGCCACGCCTGACAGGGCCATCATGCCGCCCAATGTCGCCAGATTGCCCCAGGTCACGCTTGCCCCGAACGCGGTAAACGCCGTTCCGTTCATGGCGATGCCCATGGGGAATAGGGACGACCCGGCGGTAACCACCGCAGTCGCGAGCAGGGCGACCCCGAGGATAGCCTTGAAGAAGCCACCGCCGCCGCCGGAAACAGCCGGAGCGATATGCAGGTCGCTCGCTCCCAGGCCGAAATGGCAAAGCTCCTCGGTGCCGAAGTCTTCCCCGTCGTCAAGGCAGTCACCGGCCACGACATGCCACTCGCCGCCCTGAATGACCTTGATGAAGCCGTCGCCCAGGATGATCCCGAGAGCCCTCACCGCTTCGGCGGGTGTGGTGACGTCGATTCTGTACGGGCCTCCGAACAACTCGGAAAGCTGGCCGTGAAGATGAACGGTCCGCATCATGCCGGAACCCTCCGAACGACCAGACGGACAAACTTGCGCCACCGGTTGACCGGCTCGGTCCGCGACAGCCGGTTCCGCAGGTGGTGCAGCATGAGCCCGTTGCCCAGGTAGACGCCGCAATGGTTCAGCTTGTCGCCGCCGATCTGCATGAGGAAGCCGTCGCCAACCGTGAAATTGAAACCGGGTTCCAGACCATGAGCGACCGCTTCAAACCCGGCCTGTCGGAAATTGCTCTTGAGCAGGTCATCGTCCCCTTCCCACCACTCGTCGGAACGGGCGTAATCGGGAATGGTGACGCCCTGCGTCAGCCTGTACCAGTCGCGGGCGCACGAATAGCAGTCGGTAACGCCGTGCCGCCATTCGCGGCCCTCAAGGTCGGGTATGGCGGTGTCGCCACCCCAAAAAAACGGATGCCGGGCAACGCCCTGGACCATGGGCACAATACCCCAGGCTATGCCGGTGTTGATCTGACCGGCCATGTCGTGGTGACTCGGGTGCGCCGGGCTGTTCGGGTGAGAGTGAATCACGGCCTCGATACCCCCCTTGCGCTCCGCTGCAACCCACCCCTGCGGAGAGATGCGGAAATCCTCTTCGGGATTTTGCGCCGTGTTCTTTCTCGGCACGTATTCGCCGCCAACCACCAGGCCGCACGACTCGCGCGGGTATTCCTTCCGGGCGTGCTCCATGGCCGCTTCGATAACGGACTTGCTCAAACTCACGATCTCACCCTCGCAACGCCGGGAAACCCGCCATAGGGCAGCGGATTGTTTCCAAAGCGCAGTTTGCAATCTGATAGCTTTTTACCGCACCGGTCGGACGGTGCGGCCACGACAGCGCCGGAGCCGTCGAAATAGGCGGTCCCCGTGTATGGGCATGTTGCCAATCCGTACTCAAAGGCCGAGCCGTTCCAGGCTCGGTATATTCTTCCGCAGGCGTCCCGGACGACCTGTCGACCGGGAATCTTCCGCCCCTCCTGATCCATGGGCGCGGCAAGTTCCCACTCGATATAAATCTTGTTTTGCCCGGACTTCCGGTCGATCTTGTATATGTCCAGGTTATAATGCTCTTGCGTGTTCGCCTGCGCCCCATTGTCGAGGTAGTGGGCCAGAGTGCGCCACCGCGTTACGGTCGCCCCGACCAGGTCGTCGAACTCGTACACCGTGGCGATGAACGCCGTGTTTATGTGGCAGACACGGATTGTCGGCCTCGGCAAGGTCCCCTGTCCGTTCGTCTCGAAGCCGGCGGCCTCGAATTGGAGCGGAGCATATGTGTTCCCGCGCCAGACGACCGGCTCGCCGAAATCGGTGTCCTTGACAAAGTGATGCACACCGCCGCCGATGGCCGTGGCGTCCAGGTCGTACAGTTCGACGATCTTGCCCGGCGCGGACCGTTGCGAATCGCTGCTAAGAGTCAAGGTCAAACGCCTCCTTGAATGTGGCCGTGATGCTGTCCCTCCCCTTTGCTTTTCTCGGCACGCGCGTCCATTTGCGGCACTTCCACTTTTGCGGAGCGGCGGCACGCGGATACTGCCAGAAAAACGGCCTGACCCCGGCCCTTTCGGTGAAGAAGTCGTCGAGTCTGTCGGCCTGATCCTCGGTCAGGCCGGGCCAAGACAGCGAAACGGTGTCTTGAATCGAGTTCAGGCCGTCCTCTGAACTTTGGTTATAGCCGTCGCCGAAGGTGAGTTCCCTGGCCCTGGCCTCCCTGTCCCTCGGCATGGATACCGACGGTTTTGGCAAATCGGTTGGAAGAAACGGGATCATATCTTCGGCCCTCCGTTCATTATTCCACCGGGCCGCTGCGCCTGGCGGAGCTTCGCGTTGATGGCCGCATCAAGGCGCTTTTCCAGCGTCTTGGCGATGGTGTCGGCGTATCGCTCATCCTTTTCCTGATTGCCGGAAGACCCATCGACGTTGACGTCGATATCGAAATAGGCGACCGCTCCGGTAGCCCCGTCCAGGGTTACGGGGATCGTCCTGCCGTCGGGCAAGGGGACGTGCGCTTCGTTTCGGTATTTTCCCTCGGAAACCATGGCGAGGCCGGGGCTATTGGACACGCCGCCGTCTGCAAATCCGAGAAAGCCAAGGCCAAACAGCCCTTTCCCCGAGCTACTGCCGGAAGTGATCCAATCCTCGAACGGGTTCATCACGGCGACGTCCAACAGCTTGTCGATGAGCCCGTCAAGCAGGCTGTCGCCGGTCTTAAAACTCGACGTCATGGACGACCCGATTTGCCCGAAGGCGTCTTCACCCACGTCGCCGAGTTCGCCGAACTTCTCTTTCCATTTGTCGGTATGCTTTTGCGCCTTCTCGGCCTCATCGTTGAGGTATTCCGTCTCCTCCTCGCGGATGCGCTTCAACTCGGACGCCTGGTAACGCTCTATGTCGGCGTAGGACGCGCTCCTCTCTCGGGCAAGGTCAACCATCTCCTGCACTTTCTGGCGCTCGTAGTCGAAACGGGAAAGCGTGTTCTGCTTGTAGGTGTCGGTCAACTCGTCGTTTATCTGCGCGAGTTCCTTGGCCGCTCTCTGCTCGACGGCCTTGGTTTCCTTGGTCTTGGCCTCGGCTTCCTCGCTGCTGATCCTCTTGAGTTCGCTGGCCGTGTACCGTTCGATTTCCGCCACGGACACGCCCTTCGCCCGGTAGTCCTCGACTTCGAGGCGCAGTTTCTCGCGCTGGTAGTCGTATCGGTTGAGGGCGTTCTTGTTGATGGTGTCGGTTATGCGGTCGCTGATCCGCTCCAACTCCTTGGCGTTGGCCTTGTGTCCCTCGGTCGCATCCGGTTTGTCCTTGGTCCACGACATGTCGCCATACCCGAGCGAATCGCC